TGGCATTCGCTCTGCTGACGATAAGTCTACTGGCATTATGCCTCACCTTAAAATATATGATGCTTCTTCTTTGGCTTATCGTCAAGGTCGTACTCGCCGTGGTTCTTATGCCGCTTATCTCGATATTAGCCATCCCGATATTATTCCTTTCCTTGAGATGCGAAAACCAACAGGAGACCCCAACGTCCGATGCCTAAACTTACATCATGGTATTAATATCACCGATGACTTTATGAGTATCATTGAAAAGTGTATGTTGGATCCAGAAGCAGATGATTCTTGGCAATTGATTGATCCACATTCAAATGAAGTGAGAGAAACAGTATCGGCTAAGATGTTGTGGCAAATGATTCTTGAGCTTCGTATGCATACTGGTGAACCATACATTCACTTTATTGATACAAGCAATAGAGCAATGCCACAACACTTGAAAGACTTAGGTTTGAAGATTAATCAATCAAATCTTTGTTCTGAAATTATTTTACCTACTAATGAAGAACGCACAGCTGTATGTTGTTTATCTTCTTTGAACTTGGAGACTTATGATGATTGGAAAGATAACAAACTTTTTCTTAGGGACGTCGCTGAGATGTTGGACAACGTTCTCCAGTATTTCATTGACAATGCTCCTGATAGCATATCTAGAGCAAGATATAGCGCCAGTCGTGAGCGCAGTATTGGTATTGGTGCACTTGGATTTCATGCTTATCTCCAACGAAATAAAGTGGCCTTTGAAGGAGTAATGGCAAAAGTTGCCAACAATAAAATATTTAAACATATTAAAGAAGGTTTAGATGATGCAAACAAACAACTCGGAGCCGAGCGTGGGGAAGCTCCTGATGCAATGGGTACTGGGAACCGCTTTTCTCATGTTATGGCCATTGCTCCTAATGCAAGTTCTTCCATTATCATGGGTAATACTAGCCCTAGCATTGAACCTTATAGGGCAAATGCTTACCGTCAAGATACTCTATCAGGCTCTTACTTAAATAAGAATCGTTGGTTGGATGAATTGATTATTGCAGCATCAAATGAAAAACCACAAGGTTGGTATGACGATGTTTGGTCTTCCATTATTGCAAACGATGGTTCTGTTCAACATTTAGATTGGATGTCAGAACACGATAAAGATGTATTTAAAACATCAATGGAGATTGACCAACGTTGGGTGATTGACTTGGCTGCAGATAGACAAAACTATATAGACCAAGCACAGTCATTGAATCTATTTTTTAGACCTGATGCTAATATTAAATATCTACATGCCATTCATTTCATGGCATGGAAAAAAGGATTAAAGACCTTATATTATTGCCGTTCTGAGAAGATTGGTAAAGCTGATAAGGTTTCAAAGAAAATTGAAAGACAAGTTATTAAAGAACTAGATATGGCCGAAATTGCCCAAGGCAATGACTGTATCGCATGTGAGGGTTAAAATGAAAAGACTATTGAGATTTACAGCGTCATGGTGTCAGCCATGTAAAGTGTTAGAAGCAAATTTGGAAAGAGCAGATTTAAATATGCCTATCGAAGTTATTGATATCGACAAACATGAAGATATTGCTAATCAGTATGGCATTAGGTCTGTTCCTACTTTAGTCATGTTAGACGAGAATATTGAAGTGAAACGTAATGTTGGAGTCAAAACACCAAAACTTTTAAAAGAGTGGGCAGAAGCATGATTAAAAAAACAGATACGAGGATTACAGATGAAAGAGCATATTTCAAGCCGTTCAACTATGCTTGGGCATACGATGCATGGCTTAAGCACGAGCAGTCTCATTGGATGCACACAGAGGTTCCTATGCATGAGGATGTTAAAGATTGGAAAAAGAAACTTACTGAAGAAGAAAAGAAGTTCCTCACACACATCTTTAGATTCTTTACTCAAGGAGACATTGATGTTGCCGGTGGGTACGTTAGAAATTATTTACCCTATTTCCCTCAACCTGAGATAAGAATGATGCTCATGGGCTTTGCTGCTCGTGAAGCATTACACATTGCTGCTTATTCACATTTGATTGAAACACTTGGTTTGCCAGAAACCACTTATAATGATTTCATGGAATATAAAGAGATGGTTGAGAAACATGATTATGTACTTGATATTTCTAGACAAAATACAACAAGAGAAAACACAGCAACACACATTGCAGTATTCTCTGCTTTTACTGAAGGTATGCAGTTGTTCTCATCATTCATTATGTTGTTGAATTTCCCAAGACATGGTAAAATGAAAGGCATGGGTCAAATCGTTACTTGGTCTATTGTTGATGAGACACAACATGCTGAGAATATGATTAAATTGTTTAGGACATATATTGAAGAAAATCGTGAGATATGGACTGATGAATTAAAGAGTCGCATATATACGATTGCAGAGAAGATGGTTGAACTTGAAGATAAGTTTATTGACTTAGCATTTCAAATGGGACCAATGGAAGATTTAACACCGGAAGATGTTAAAAAGTATATTCGTTATATTGCTGACAGACGTTTGATTTCTTTAGGACTCAAAGGTGTGTTTAGAGTAAAAAGGAATCCTTTGCCTTGGGTAGAGGAAATGATTAACGCACCGACACACACAAATTTCTTTGAGAACCGTGCTACAGATTATGCAAAAGGAGCATTATCAGGCAATTGGAGTGATGTTTGGGCTTAACACATAGGAAACAAAAATGAATAGAATAGTAACCGGAGAATGTGAAAGCTGTGAATCAACTTATGAGGTATCGTATATGGAAGAATTAGTATCACAAGATTTGCCAGAAAGATGCCCCTTTTGCGGTGAACCCATCCAAGAATTATCAGAAGACTATATAGAAGATGATGATTCTGAGGATGAGGATGAATGGGAATAAGTGATTGGACATATGAAGGTGAATCTTTTACTGAAGACATGATTGGTGACAATTATGGATTTGTTTATTGTATAAAAAATCTTACCAATGGAAAAAAGTACATTGGTAAAAAATTCTTTTATTCATCTAGAACAAAACAAGTAAAAGGTAAGAAAAAGAAATTTAAAGTATCAAGTGATTGGTTAACATATTTTGGTTCTAATGAAGAATTAAAAAAAGATGTTATGACTAATGGCAAAGATACTTTTACACGAGAAATTATACACCTTTGTAAAACAAAAGGTTTGTGTGGTTATCTTGAAGCGAAAGAACAGTTTGTGAATGGAGTATTGGAGAATGAAGATTACTACAATACATGGATTATGGTTAGAGTGAGAAAATCACATATTAAGGATTTAAATGTTTGAATTTTTTAAAGATATGTCAAATGATTATGATATCATGTTCTTTTTACCACATGAAGAACTAGAATCTAATGTAGAAGTACACCTAAAGAAATTTGCCGATCCTGGTGAACCTGTGGGAGGAAGTGATATTGGATCCGAATGGCACGTGGTACTATTTAAAATTGACGAAGAAGGATTAGCCGAAGATATTGACACATTTGATGCCATCTTTTCGGATCCTAAAGAATATGTTTCAACATTGATACCACTTAACTTTTTTGGCGTTGTAGCCAGAAAAACCACAAAATCTAAAATATTCCTGGACGACTTTATTGACAAACTTTCACCTGCATGATATAATGCAATTTTGAAACTACTGAAAGTTTATTATGATTCTCGTTGACTTGAACCAAGTCTTATTGTCTGGTTTAATGGCTCAAATCTCAAACCAAAAAGGCGCAAAGTTAGAAGAAGACTTAGTTCGCCACATGATTCTAAACATCATTAGGACGCACCTAAAAAACTTCCGTGGTGAATATGGTGAAGTGGTGTTATGTTCTGACAATCGTAAATACTGGCGTAAGGATTTCTTTCCTTTCTACAAAGCCGGACGTAAAAAAACCCGTGAGAAATCCGATTTAGATTGGCACTTAATCTTTGATATGTTAGCCAAATTCAAAGTTGAGCTTAGAGAAAACTTCCCATACAAAGTATTGGATGTTGAAGGTGCTGAAGCTGATGACATTATTGGTATCTTAGCACCAATTGCTGTCAAGAATGAAAACGTACTAATTATTTCCAGTGATGGTGATTTCATTCAGTTGCAAATGTACAACAATGAGTTTAACAATCCATACTCAATTAAACAATACAATCCAGCACAAAAGAAATTCATTATCTCTACTGATCC